GCATCTAATAAAAATTGAGAATGTACTGGAATTTCAACCCGACAAACTTCTATTTCGTCTTTTACAATTCCATCCAATTTATTCAAACCCTCTGAAATTACTTGAAGGTCATTCTGATTTCTAATCCCTTTGCTCCCGTTGATATAGTATCAACATCAATCCTTAAAACATCTGCTGTATTCACTGTGTTGTTTGAACTAATAACAGCAGGGGTACCTGAAGTGCTTGAGTCGGTTTCAGATACTTCTATAATTACCCCGGAAGTTAAAATATCAACACTCTTTGTCTCGTTGTATAGCATGATGGTGTTCGATCCAGAACTTCCAGCCGTAAATACATGCGCCCCTATTGAAAATAAATTCAAACCATCAAGAGTGCTTGGCACTACCATCCTAGAAATTCCATCTCCAGTGTATAGTTCAAGGGTGTCTGGTATAACCTTCATAGCCAGAGCCCTTTCAATAAAGCTAGAATTGCTTGCAAGAATTTTCTTTGTTGTGTTCGATGCGGAGTCAAGGTACAGTATGAAATCTGTACTCTTGTCCATAGTTAAGCCAGTAGCTGCAACATTTTGTATTAGCTCTATCTTGCCATCATTAATATTGATAAAGTTGGAGTCTACCTGATCATGGGTTAGCGGAGATCCTTTACCAGCCCTTGTAGTGATACTTGCCATAATTAATCTATCTCTGTGTATCCATCAACCCAATAATAGGGCTGCACATACGGAAACTTTGTGTCGTAGGCTCCTTGATTTGGACCCCTCTTCTCATAAAACCTACGTCCATTAGTCATTTGGTACGCTACTCTTCGTGGGCTATAAGAACGTCTACTGCCTATTCTAAATTTCCTAGCCATTAATAAGTAGCCTCTTTCGATGGTTCCAATGTTTTGTAAGATCGCGTTATCGGCGGTATTGGGTCCATGTCATAAATTCTGGACATCGCATCTAAGAAATCAGGATGCACCGTGGGAAATAAGTTGTATTCATTATTTCTCATCCACTCTGTCACGTCGTAAACCTTACCATCTTCATCTATGCAATTTATTTTTTTAGAAATCAAAAACTCTTGATTACTCGCAATCATATCTTCTTGCGCTGAGGTTAGATTTCTTTTGTCTGTAGGGTAAGGGAAGAAGAAAGAACCATCTTTTAAATCAGGTTCCAGTCTTTGTATCCTGTCTTTCTTGGATTGTGAACCGCCGCCACCTACCCAGTTTAATTCGTAAATAGGAAATGAACTTCCCTCAATAGTCATCATTTGTTTGAAATGATCTATATCGGACTGAGCACCATAGCGCTCGTAGCCAATCTTTACCTCTCTAACACCCTGTGCCCTTTTCCACCTCTTGCGTATCTTTTTTAGAGTATCCCATCTTTCGGATAACTGAAGACGATGACATACACCATCTAAAAGATACTTGTTGTAGTTCGCATCCACCCCAACAACTGCTATTGCTGTTCTGTTAGAAGTCTTGCTTTTTGAATTGGCGGGATCAACCATGATATACACATTCATGGTATACGGTCTTATTTCCCACTCATTCCACCACTCTGTTTTAAACGCGAGGTCGGAGCCAGCAATAGGATTCAATAACTGCTGACAAGCAACCACATAAGTAGAAGTGGTTTTCTTTATCTCTTCCCATCTTTCCTTTTCAAGAAAGACAGGTTCTCCATCCATCTGCCCGTTATGTGTGGCAGGGTGTATACGCGGCTTTACTGCGGCCCGTTGGAGAATAGTACCATAGGTATCTCCGTATGAATATCTTGTACCAGCATATTGGAATCTTGGCCTATGAGTGGACCCTAGATTCAAGGAGAGTTCCCACTGAGTTGTTGTTTTTGCTATCTGTTCTGGCGTGTTGACCGCCTCTTGCACAACAACATCATCATAAATTATCAGGTTAAAGTGACGACCTGTTGGTTGTCCATCAACCAATCCATGCGCCTCAATAGTTTGTTCTTTAGGATTTGAACTTCTTTTTAAACAAATCCCTTCGTTCTCTGCCCATTTGGGAGCTTGTTGTCTTGGCTTCTCCCAAAGGATATCAGGATATAACTCACAGAGCTTTTGATTCCCCTCAAACTCCTGCATTATTTGACGGAGGAATGGCTTTGCCTGCTTTGCAGAAAAAGAAATTAATCCAATAGTGATCTCTGGGTTGCATAAAACTTCTTGAACGCAACCAAGAAAAGTAATGATCGAGCTCTTATAATGAAATCGAGCCCATAAATCTAAGTGTCGATCCCTGTCACTCTCAACTTCTCTGCATCTGTCATAAATCCATGGATGCAACATGTCATGGCGATTGCAAAGAAACACACCAAGGTAATAACGATCAAGTTGACCCAGAGTCCGAATAAAAGAATCATCAATATTATTGTCGCGGTGACAGTCAGCATATGCCTCCACCACAAGATGGTAAGGGGCGGACTGCGCCCATTCAGCAAATTGTTTCGCAGCGTCAGAGTTCTTATTATCAATATAGACGCTATCCGCTATAATAGGTAACACAGCCGCCCCTTATGATTTTTTATAACCAGCAGCATACGCAGCTCTTTGCTGTGCTTGCGCTTGCTTTTTGGTTGAATAACATTTTCCTTTACTTCCCCACTTCCATCCTTTTTTGCCTCCCTTCAAAGTGCAACTTTGAATTGGCATTAAGTCTGTCTCCAAGATAACCAGTATCTAAGCTGATCGGGATTCTCAACCATCTCAATAATCTCTTCGTCGGTTAGTGTCTCAGTCCATTCTGGGGGATATAGAGATTTGAATTGAGTAACTCTTTGGTCAGGAGCTCCGGGGGGAGCAGCTACAGTGATTACCTCTCCACCAGCAGGAGAGGTCGGACCCTCAATTACGTTCCCTTGGATATCAACTCTGGCTCCTTTTTCTGGATCGAAATCATCGGACCATCGAGCATCGGAGAAGTCCCTGTCCTTGGGGTCCATAAATGGGCCAACATCAGGCATCCCTGTTGGATAACCGGGGCCACCGTATCCCAATGCTGCCCGTTGCTCCGCTGTTCCGCTATACTTCTCACTATATCGCCCACTAATCAATCCAGTAACCGTCGAAGCAACCGCTCCAACAGGACCAGCAACCGCGAAGAGAGCCTTTTGAGCTATACTATCTATAAGTGATTTATTTTCATTAGCTGTATAGGCTTGCTCACGCAACGCTTGTAACTCATTTACCGGCATAAAATTATGTTGCTGACGAACAGGTGGACTGTACGCATCCGATTGTACATCTTTAGTTGCCCAAGCACTTTGGGGATTCCCTGTCTTGTGACCCATCGTATTGACACCACCGTAATATCCAAACTGACCCGCATGGGCTGATCCCATTGGGTCTAAGTTTTCGGCTACCTGTGAAGGGCTTTCTCGATGCGCTTGGCTTAGTGCTTTAGCGTTTTCCATAGTAGAGCCTATCTCGGCAGCAACAGCTCCTCCCCAATCTGCGTCTTCAGCGTCTACTGAGCTAGCTCCACCATATCCAGTGCCTTCTTGTGAACCCGGACCCGAATAACCCTCAGCATCCACAGCCATTACATGCCACCACCGAAGTCATTATTGGTTCCTTGAGAGATTAATCCGCTAGGTGGAACATTATACACGCCCTGTGTATATGAATCATCGTTAGACCAACCAACACCTACCTGACCGCCCTGACCACTCTGTAGGATTCGATTGTATTCTTGATTAAAAGCTCTAAGAGCTTGAGGGTTGTTTAGTAGGAAATTCTGCTGTTCAGGGGTTAATCCTTGTAAACGCCTAATGAGAGGCTCTCCGCCACCACCTTCTACATCACCGGGCATATTGTAACCACCCGCTTGCGGGGGTCCAAACTCACCATATGGACTGTCTGGTGGAGCATATCCCATACCTTGCTGGGGTCCAAACTCACCATATGGGCTATCAGGAAAGCCAGTTCCTGTACCCATATTATTAGCGTTATAACCACTGCCTCCTGAAACCATGGCATCTATTGGAGGACCACCCATGAGTCCAGATGGCATCGAGACGGAAAAATTGCCCATGGTATCATGGCCTATTCCACTACCCATTTGTATACCCGCCATTGGGCCAGCAGCCGGGGGGCCAAATGTTCCGGTATCTCCTATTTGCCCTTGCGCCACTCCAATATTGGAAGAGCCCGCTCCTAATCCAGCGCTGCTCCCAAACTCTCCCCATCCGCCACCGAATCCTAACATGACATTCTCCTAGTGAATTGTGTCGTCAATTTCTTGAATGCCACGATTAATCGCCTTTTGTAGAATCGCATCCACGTCCACTTTATTCTTAACTTCAATCGTTCCTTTATGTTCAATCTCTTTATACTCCTCTTTCTTATTGTAATTTGAACGCCAATTAAATCGATTGACCATGTTAATCAACCAGAGTCCATGATTGAATCCTCTGGTGTCTAAGTTCTCACGCCCTTGACGAGTCCACCAAGCTTCGGAAGCTTCTTTCCCTAGAGAAACAACTTCACGAAAATCCACCTTCTCTTTGTCTGTTGTATTTGCCCATCTGCGGAAAGTTGATTGGGCAATCCCCATATCAAAACAAACTTCGGCAATAGATGCGCCGCTCATAAAAAGAGTTTGAGTCCGCCTCTTCTTCTGCAGCGTCCATACTTGTTTAAATTTACTATTTGCCATATCGTCTATTCCCTCGCCCAGAACCACCTTGATGGCTTCTGTTTGTTGATCTACTCACAACAGATAAATTCTTCTTTGAATTATTTTTTGGATTTCTATCTTTATGATGAACGTCAGAAGTGCTTCCTTTAGACACTTGTCCAGAACTTACCGCTCTGTTCCTTGCAGTGTTTCTTGCAGCCCTTCTTTTTTTCTGATCAGGTTTCGCGTGATAAATGGAATACTCACGCTTGTAATTTCTTTTTCTAATAGCCATTATTTAAATTGAAAAGAACTCCCGCACCCACATGAAGATGTATTGGGTATATCAAATTTGAATTCAGGTTGAAAGGAATCCTCCGTCCAATCTAATACAGCTTCATTTAAAAACTCCGCCGAGATGGGATCTGTTAGTATATCTTTCATCACTTCTACGTCGTCTATTTCTTTCTTCTGCTCTTTTTCTAGATCGATTCGATACCCAGAACATCCTCCTCCTGCTATCTTTATCCTTAGATACTCCATCTCCCCCAGAATACTTCTGATCCTCTTTTGCGCCGTTTCTGTAATAGTCATCCATATTGAACCTTTTTAAGCATCATCTTTCCCTTCTATGCCCTAAGTTATCTATCTTTACAGATAAAGACTTTAACATATCTTTTATCTCTCCAAATTGTTCAGAGTTTCTAGCGGTTGATCTATCCATACGTGAAGACAAACTTTTTATATCCATCTGATTTACCACGGTCTCTTTTTCGATATTGGATAGGTAGGCAAAAAATCCTACCGCAATCATAAGAGTCCCAATGATATGCCAAACAGATATACTTTTAGACACATGCCATCCATTAGGTGAAGGACTAGATGCGCCGGAACTTACTGATGATCTTCGGTCTTCCATGCTAGATCAAACTATATATATGGACTATTCCCACCTCAACGCTAAGAGCTACAAAAAGAGTTCCTAACGCACCCAAAATAGCCAAAGGAAGTATTTTAAATATACCTTTTGGTTTTTGTCTGTCGCAACAAGTAGATTTCATTTGTCTCTGTTCAGGCACCTGTTTTACCCTCTGGTGATTTAGCTGGTAGGCTTTCTGTTTCGATTGTTCTGATATAGTCTTTAGCAGACCAGAAAATACAGGTTTTGTTTATATTATGATTGTGCATTAGAACTGTACTGCTTGGATTATTTCTGTTCTCTGTAATATACATCTGTATATTTAGACCACTAGATGTACTGATATCCATAGCGTGAACAGGCTTTTCATTGTAGCTATCAAGAAGTTTCTTCATAAGTATTTCAGGACCGCCTGAAGTACATACGACTTGAATTGATACGACGCTTTTGAATAAAGCTTCCTTCTCTGCTTGTGCATTAGTAGAAAATAAAAAAATAGCCAAAAGTACCAAAGATAAAGCTTTCATTAATAAATCTTCTTAGTTTTATTTGACGCGCTTTTAACTTTCTTCCCGGTCTTTGCAGCATAGACTTTAGCTTTCTTCTTTCCAGCTACGGTATACGCAAATTTTTTATTAGCTACTTTAGGCATTCCCTTGATCCTCGATTAATCTAGAATCCATAGCCATTAAAATATTATTTAGTTTGTCGGAAACCATAGTGCTAAATAAAAATGGTAAAATGGAATGCACAAGTGATACAGAAGATAATATAAATAAGATAAAAAATAATTTCATGCTAAAACCCATATGACTTAGATAAGATTCATTTGATTCTTTTAAATGTTTGAAGTCCATTAATGCACTTGCTCCTTTATGTCAACTAAAATATCTGCTTCTAATTTCCCAAGAATAGTCTCCACATCCACAGACTTCTTTACTTCTATCCTATGTTCTTTTACTTCCTTTATATCCTTTTCTTGTTTGGAGTAAGCAGACCTGTAATTAAATTTATTCACCATAAGGAATGTATACAAACCTGTGTTGAACGATTTGTTATATACATTATCCTTTCCCATCTGAACCCAAAAAGCTTCAGAAGCCTCAAGACCTAACTCTGCAACTTCCTGAAAATCTTTCTTCCTTTCATCCTTAAGCCATCTATACCAAGTAGACTTATTAATACCTAGAAAATTACATACCTCAACAATAGAAGATCCCTTAGCAAACATCTCCATTATAGCTTTCTTGTTCTTAGCATTCCATACGGAAGAGTGAACAAACACTCCCTGTCTTTTTCGCGGCTTAGTCATCAGTTAGTTATAAAGTCAATAATAAGTTTACCATCTAAATG